CTACTACAAAGAAATTGATAGAAGATAACACACTCGCAGAGTTTGGGATCACTGCTATTACTCTACAGTATCCAGATGCGATTAGGAAGTTAAATAAAGGCAAGACCTATCAGGAAGAAATTGACTGGATAGTTACAAATGAATCGAGAAACAAATATATTCGAAATCTTGCTCACTCGCTCCAAGGCAACACTCTCATACTGTTTCAGTTCGTTGAGAAGCACGGCAAAGTCTTATTGCCTTTACTTGAGAAAGAGGGGAAACACGTACATTTCATTTACGGTGGAATCAGCGCAGAGGACCGTGAAGAGGTTAGGAGATTGTCTGAGACAAATGATGATAATATTATTCTCGCTAGTTATGGTACTTTCAGCACTGGTGTTAATATCAAGCGTCTGGACAATATCATTTTTGCAAGCCCGTCTAAATCGAAAATCAGAAATCTACAGTCGATCGGACGAGTCTTAAGAAAGCATGAGGGAAACAGTAAAGCTACGCTTTACGACATAGTTGATGATCTACAATGGAAATCAAATAAGAACTTCGCAGTCAAGCACTTCATTGAACGAGTTAAGATATACAACGATGAGGGGTTTGAATATCGTATATATAATGTTAGTATTAAAGGATAAATTATGCTGATTCATATTAAGATGAGTAACGGTGAAGACTTGATAGCTAACTCTGTATCAGAGGATGAAACAGATTTGATTATCGAGAACCCTGTACAAGTGCGAATACATCCTATTCACGGATTCTTCGCTAAGAGTTGGATGCTGTTATCTGATGTAAACACCGTCTCTCTCAGTAAATCTGACATCTTGTTTTCTGGGAAAGCAAACGAAAAAGCTGAAGAGTACTACGACACATTCGTGTCTAGATTAGAGAAACTACAATCTGAAGATAATTACAGCCTAAGAGACAGCATAGCAGATGACGAATCTACGCTAGAAGAAGTGTTCTCAGCACTGATTGAATCTAAGTCTAGTGTTAAACATTAGTTCTATTTCTGAGAGCATAGCTCTATTATACACGATTCCACAGGCATGTCAAGTCTTTTCTAGTATTATTTCAATAAAATATAAATTAATAATGTCTTGACAAACGGTATGTTTTTGTATATACTATAGTAAATAAGTTATAAAAGGTGAGGTGATTGATGGCTAAAAGAGCGACACGAAATTACGTAAACAACCCAGAGTTTCTGGAAGCTATCGTAGCGTACAAGAAATTGTGCAACGAAGCAGAGGACTCAGGTGACAAAAGACCACAGATTCCAAACTATATCGGTCACTGTATCTACCAGATATCTACTAGACTGGCATCTAAGCCAAACTTTTCTGGTTACTCATACAAAGACGAGATGATTAGTGATGGTCTAGAGAATGCTATCCAAGCACTAGGTAACTTTGACCCAGAGAAGTCGCATAATCCATTCGCTTATTTTACGCAGATTATATGGTACGCCTTTCTAAGACGTATCGATAAAGAGAAGAAGCAGTTGTACATCAAGCACAAAGTCACAGAGAATTCTGTTATGACGGGTACTGCTACTGATGGCGCAGATGATGCTTCTGGTGAACCAGCTTATATCGATCTCAATAACGATTATATGAATGACTTCGTTAGGACATATGAGAAGAAGATGGCTGACAAGAAGAAACAACAGGTGAAAGCAAAGAAAGGTCTAGAGAAGTTTATTGACGAAGATCCTAAAAAAGAGGACTAGAGTATGAAGATTGCAATACTGAACGATACGCATTGGGGCGCACGTAATGATAATACCGCCATTGCTGATCATCAGATAAAGTTTTACCGTGAAGTGTTTTTCCCTCATCTACGTGAACATGGAATAACTACAGTATTTCACTTAGGTGATGTTACTGACAGACGTAAGTATATTAACTTTGTCACAGCCAAGAATCTGGAAGACCACTTTATGCGGGTCTGTGCAGATGAAGGCATCGAGCTATACATGATAGCTGGTAATCACGACACCTACTTCAAAAACACTAATGACGTAAACAGTCTGAACCAGTTATACGGCAATACAAGCCACAAGAACCTACATCTATATTGGGAAAAGCCAGTAGAGTTGGATATGGACGGGTGTAAGATTATGCTTGCTCCTTGGCTATGTGCAGAAAACTATGATATGTCTATGAAAGCTATGGCTGACACCAAAGCGCAAATTCTCATGGGTCACTTTGAGATTACTGGCTATGAGATGGATAAAGGACATCTATGTGACAATGGTATGGACCGCAACACGTTTGCTAAGTTCGACTCAGTATATTCTGGTCACTTCCATCAGCCATCATCGGTTGGTAACATCTCGTATCTAGGTGCTCAATATGAGATGACTTGGTCTGATCACGATCAAAAGCGTGGCTTTAGTGTGTTTGATACTGAAACACGTAAGATGGAATATATTCGCAACCCATTCAGTTTGTTCCATAAGATCATTTATAATGATACCGACATGACTATTGAAGATGTTGCACTATTAGACACTTCTAACTTGACAAACACCTTCATAAAAGTTATAGTATCTAATAAGAGTAACCCTTACATCTTTGACTTGTTCTTAGATAGACTACAAGCATCTGCTCCATGCGACATCAAAGTCGTAGAGGATCATATGAATCTTGACGTTATAGATGAAAGTGAGTTAGTCGATGAGGCACAAGACACTCTAACCATTCTGAAGCAGTATGTTCAGAACTTGGAGTTTTCTGGTGATAAGGCGAAGGTTGAGAGTATTCTAGATGATCTGTACAAAGAGGCGATTGATTTATGATTTTGTTTGAGAAGGTTCGTTATAAGAACATTTTAAGTACTGGTAATGCTTGGACAGAAGTGGAATTAAACCGAAGCAAGTCTACTCTTGTTGTCGGTGATAATGGTGCAGGCAAGTCAACTATGCTTGACGCATTGACATTCGCTTTATATGGTAAGGCGTTTCGTACTATTAAGAAGTATCAGTTACTTAATTCTATCAATGGTAAGGGCTTAGAAGTTGAAGCATACTTTACCATCAGTGGTGCTAAATACCTAATTAGGCGTGGCATCAAGCCAAACTTCTTTGAGATTTGGAAGAATGGTGAGTTGATAAATCAAGATGCCGCTGTTCGTGACTATCAGGCTTATCTTGAGGAAAGTATCCTTAAGTTGAACTACAAGTCCTTCGGACAGGTTGTTGTTCTAGGTTCTAGTACGTTTGTTCCTTTCATGCAGTTACGTGCTGGTGAGAGAAGGGATGTTATCGAAGACCTGCTAGATATCCAAATATTCACAGTGATGAATACGTTACTAAAAGATAGGCTATCATCTAATAAGATAGAGATTACTGATATCAAATATCAGATTGACCTACTTAAGAATAGAATTGATTCATCTAAAAAGCATAACAACTCTATTCGTGAGATGAAGCAGGGCGAAGTATCGAAGCTTAAAGATAAGTTGCGTGAACAAATTGCGTTTATCGAAAGCGAACAGGCTGTCATTGATACTATTCTAGACGATATAGAAGGGTTGACTAAGGGTATCTCAGACAAGGGTGTTACTAAGAAAAAGTTAGAGGAGCTACAGACACTAGATGGAGAATTATCGAGCAAACTCAAGTCCCTGCGAAAAGAAATTGACTTTTACGAACACAATGACAACTGCCCAACTTGCAAGCAGGGCATCGAACATGACTTTAAGACCGACACCGTTAGCGGTAATTCTTCGAAAGTACAAGAGATCGAAGTGGCTAGGAAAGAACTTGGACTTAGAGGTCTAAAAGTAGAAGAGCGTCTTAAGGAGATCGATGTTGTCGAAGATGACATTAACTCTAAGAATCTTGACGCTAGTGGTCATAGAGCAAATCATAAGATGGCTCTTAACTCGTGTAGGCATATTAAGACCGAGTTAGATGAAGCTGAGAATGAGGTTACTGCTATTGACAGTAATGAAATCAAAGACCAGGAAGACCAACTTGACGCTCACCACAAAAATCAAACCAAACTGTTTGACGATAAAGAAACCTTAGGCATAGTTTCTTCTATGCTGAAGGATGGTGGAATCAAGACTCGTATTATTAAGCAATATGTACCTGTGATGAACAAGCTGATCGGAAAGTATCTATCAGCTATGGACTTTTTCGTTCAGTTTGAACTAGATGAGAACTTCAACGAGACTATCAAGTCTCGATTCCGTGATGAGTTTTCTTATGCATCGTTCTCTGAAGGTGAGAAGTTGCGTATCGATCTAGCGTTGCTATTTACTTGGAGAGCAGTTTCTAAGTTACGCAATTCTGTATCGACTAACCTATTGATTATGGATGAGATAATGGACTCATCATTAGATGTTTCTGGCACAGAAGAGTTTCTAAAGATTATCGAAGAACTCTCTGCTGACTCTAATATCTTTATCATCAGTCACAAGGGCGACCAGTTGTTCGAAAAGTTTCACAGTGTTATAAAATTTGAGAAGGTAAAGAACTTCAGTAGAATAGCAACCTAGAAAGGAAAGATATGTCATTAGAAGCTAGACTTGAATCACTAGAGCGTAAGCATAAACATCAACATTCCCTCATTGAGGCTGCGGAAGCAGAGAAGGCACCTGAGCAATTCGTCTATAAGATGAAAGTTGATAAGTTGAAACTAAAAGATGAGATTGAGAGTATAAAGCGTGATCTATCTATTTGATAGAATATGTATTGACAGACTTCTATAAATCTGCTATACTATGCTTTATATGTGATGAATTTTATAATGTTGAAGATTGGAGAGAAACGTGGTACCTACTGAAACGAAAACAATAGTTGGCTTTACTGCATCAACTTTTGATCTACTACACGCTGGTCATGTCGCTATGTTGCGAGAAGCTAAAGAGCAGTGTGACTATTTGATATGTGGACTACAGATCGATCCATCTACTGATCGACCAGAGAAGAACTCACCAGTACAAACAATCGTTGAGCGATATACACAACTTGCGGCTATTAGATATGTCGATGAGATACTTGTGTATGCCACAGAAGGCGATCTGACAGACATCTTAGAAATGTATAACATCAACGTTAGAATTCTAGGTGATGAGTACAAAGACAAAGAGTTTACTGGCAGGGAAAGATGCGAGACATTAGGCATTGACCTGCACTTCAATAAGAGAGATCACAGGTTCTCTACTAGCGACCTTAGAAGAAGGATAGCTAATCACTCATGAAAATA